AGACGAGCTTCGTCTCTAACATTCCTACGTTCGTTAGGCAGTCAGAAGAACGCCTTAACCGGTCTATTATGGTGCCTGAACTACGTAAAAATGTTACGGGAATTACTTCTAATGGCAGTGTATACTTAGCGCGACCTGCTGATTTTCTCTCTGTGTTTTCTTTAGCTGTTATAGATTCGTCTGGGGATTATTCGTTCCTTATTGATAAGGATGTGAACTTTATTCGTGAAGCCTATCCTTCAGCGAGTACTTCTGCATTACCAAAATATTACGCTCAGTTTGACGGAGACTATGAAGGGGAACAAGGTAACTTTATTCTTGGTCCAACACCTGACGACGCCTACACAGTTGAGTTACATTACTACTACGATCCGGCTTCAATCGTTACCGCAGGTACATCTTGGTACGGCGACAACGCCGAATCTGCTCTACTTTATGGTTCTTTGATTGAGGCATATACATACATGAAGGGTGAGGCCGACCTCATCCAATTATATACTACTCGTTACGACGAAGCTCTTGGACAGCTTACCGGGGTTCAAATACGTAGCTCGACAGACGAGTACAGAGATGGGAGACTTTGATGCAAGTTGAAATGGATTTTGGCTTTGACGCCATAAAAGTACATACCGCTAACAAAGGAGGGCACAGTCCTGATTCTGTAGCGGAAATGTGTGTAGACAAGCTAATGAGTGTGTCTACTTCTGCCCCGCCCGAGATACGAATGCAAGCAGAAGCGTATAAATCGCAGATGTTGCAAATTATCGCGCATTATATTAAAGTAGCGGTTAAGGAAGACCGCGCAACTACATGCGTAAAACTACAAGAGGCTGGGTTTCCTGACCTCGCAAATCAACTTAGGAGACTTTAAATGGCCTTTTCAGGTAACTTCATGTGTACATCGTTCAAGAAAGAACTTCTTCAAGGTACGCACAACTTCACTGCCTCTTCAGGCAATACATTCAAACTTGCTCTGTATACTAACAGTGCATCGTTTACTGCAGCTACTACTGCGTATACTTCTGCAAACGAAGTATCTAACTCGGGTTCGTACAGCGCTGGTGGGGGTACACTTACAAACGTGACACCGACATCTTCAGGAACAACAGGGTTAACAGACTTTGCTGACCTTGCGTTTACATCTGCTACAATTACAGCTCGTGGCGCGTTAATATATAACGACAGTGCTGCTGGTGATCCAACAGTTGCAGTGCTGGACTTTGGTGCAGACAAGACTTCGACTACTGGTACATTTACTATTCAGTTCCCAACAGCGGACGCTTCGAACGCTATTATTCGAATCGCTTAAAAATAAAGGGGTTGCCCTATGGCCTTAATCGTCGCCGATCGCGTACAAGAAACCACTAACTCTACGGGGACTGGGGCTTATACTCTGGGAGGCGCGGTTGCGGGTTTCCAAGCATTTTCCGCGGAGGTATCTAACGCAGATACTGTCTATTACTCGGTAACGGATAATGATAACTTCGAGGTTGGACTTGGAACTTATGCGTCTAGTGGGGGGACTATTACCCGCACGGCGGTATTCACATCGTCTAACTCCAACAACGCTGTCAACTGGGGCATAGGAACAAAGAATATATTCCTTACGTACCCAGCAGATAAGGCTGTAGTTGAGGATGCGAGTAATAATGTAGCCATTGGCAACAACTTAGTTGTGGGTGGCACAGTAGATGGGCGTGATGTAGCCGCTGACGGAACTAAGTTAGACTTTGTTACGGTTACACAGGCCGTTGATCTCGATCAAATGGAAACCGATATTGCCGCTCTCGAAAACGGAATGGTTTATAAAGGTGATTGGAACGCAGGTTCAGGCAGTTTCCCCGGTGGTGGCTCTGCTCAAACGGGCTGGTTCTATTACGTTTCAGGGGCAGGCACTGTTAATAGCATATCGTTTGCAGTAGGAGACAACATCGTTGCTACGACAGACAATGCGTCTACTTCTACTTACGCAAGTAATTGGTCGAAACACGATCAGACAGATGCTGTTCAAGCCGTTGTAGGTTTAACTGGGTCTGTAACAAAAAGCGGCTTGTTATCTGCACTAAATGTAGAAGACGGTGCAAACGTGACAGACGCGGGTAACGTAAACCCACTAGTGGATTCCCATGTAAATGTCAGCGGTGCAAGCAGTGGGCAGTATCTTGGCTGGAATGGTAGCGATTACGCTTGGTCAGCGGTAGATTTATCAACTAAGTTGAACTTGTCTGGCGGCACTATGTCCGGTGATATAGATGGTAATGGGAACAAAGTCTTATTTGCGAATGTTTATTCCCAAGTATCAGACTTACCAAGCGCGTCTACCTATCACGGTATGTTTGCTCACGTTCATGGAACGGGTAAAGGATATTACGCACACGCTGGAAACTGGATTGTGCTCGCTAATGAGACAACAACACTGGCGCTATCTGGTGGAGCTATGACCGGAGCGATTACTACTAACAGCACTTTCGACGGCCGTGACGTAGCTACAGACGGCTCTAAACTAGATGGTATAGAGTCCGGTGCAGATCAGACAGACACAGCTAATGTCACTGCCGCAGGAGCCTTGATGGATTCTGAAGTTGACGCTGATATTAAGACTTTGTCACTACCTGCTAATACAACTATCAGTGCGTATGGTAAGACATTAGTTGATGACGCGGACGCCGCTGCAGCTAGATCAACTTTAGGTTTAGGTACAGCCGCTACTACCGCAGCTTCCGCATATGCTACAGCCGCTCAAGGTGCTACGGCTGACGCCGCTTTACCAAAAGCCGGTGGGGCTATGACAGGTGCCATTACAACCAACTCGACTTTCGATGGGCGTGACGTAGCTACAGACGGCTCTAAGTTAGATGGTATTGAGACTGGAGCTACAGCAGATCAGACAATCACCGCGGGTTCTGGGCTATCAGGCGGTGGCACTGGTAATGTAACACTAAGCCACTCGGATACATCTTCACAAAGCAGCGTTAATAACTCTGGTGCTACAGTCATCCAAGATGTGACGCTTGACACATATGGGCACGTCACAGGGCTTGCTTCCCACACTATGACGTTAGCTAACTTAGGCTATACTGGCGCAACAAACGCTAACTATATCACAAACAACAATCAGTTAACTAATGGTGCTGGGTACATCACCTCATATGTAAACACAACCTACTCCGCCGACGGCAACTATGGTATGACTCTTTCAGGAACAGCTTTCCGTCTTGAGGATGACCGTCGTCGTAACAGCACGAGTACTGACATTTACTCAGGTAACACCCACGACTATACTTTCTATGATGCCTCTGTAGGTATTCGTTGGTATACGGCTGGTGCAGAAGAGATGCGTCTTGAGGACGATGGTGACTTACATGTTGATGGAAACGTGGTTGCCTACTCAACAACGGTTTCTGATGAACGGCTCAAGACTGACATCGTTAAGATAGACAATGCCTTAGATAAAGTATCACAGCTAAATGGTTACACATTTGAATACCTAGCCGATGGCAAGAAGTCTGCTGGTGTCATTGCCCAAGAAGTCGAGAAGGTAATGCCAAGTGCAATTACTGAAAGCACGTTGCCTCTCAAGATGGGTGAAGATGATAAGACTGAATACAAGACAGTGCAATACGATCAACTTCATGGATTAATGATTGAAGCAATCAAAGAACTGAAAGCTGAAATTGAAGAACTAAAAGCGAGATAAAACATGGCTTTACCAACAAGTGGTCAAATAACCTTACAAAACATTCAAGATGAGTTTGGAGGTTCACACCCCATATCAATCAGTGAATATTATGGATCAGATACTGTCCCTTCTTCGGGAATGATATCACTTGCTGATTTTTATGGCACGCAGAACGCATTTGCATTTACTGTATCAAGCACATACACTACAACTCAAAATGTTAGTACACTTGCAACGGCGGCAGGGTGGGATGGGGTAAAGCCTATCCTTATGACTATCTCTAGTGGTTCGGGTTTTCATTCAAACAGCACGGTACACCCTGCACTTACTGTAAACGTAAATAATACAACTATTTCAAATAGCGGTTATGTAGCAGGAAGAGGATCAGGTGCTACAGGTGCAGGTGGTCATGCCGTAAGTGTAACTGCAAGTGGTGTTACAATCATCAATAACTCTGGTGCGTTTTTAGCAGGTGGCGGCGGTGGCGGCGCACAGGGTAGTGGTGCAGGTGGTGGTGGAGCAGGTCAAGCTACTATAGGTTCTGCAGGAGCTAATGGAGCATCGTCTTCGTACTATTATTACAATGCTGGTTGCCAAGGTTATGTAACTAGGAATTGGGGTGTAGGTGGCAACCAAGGTGGCGGTGGCTCAGGTGGTGACTATTACCAATCAATGGCCTGTCAATTCGGTTCAAACGCAGGTGGTCACACTGGTGTCTTTGGGGTTAGCCCAAATCCTGGACAAGGTGGTTCTATATTGTCAGCTAGTTCTAACACCGATGGCCCAAATAAAGATGGTGGCTATGGCGGCGGTGGTTGGGGTCGGGCTGGTAAAGGCGGCGGTGGTGCAGGTGGTAATGCTATTAAATATAATGGTAAC